AATCCTAATTTACCTTTAGTTATGGGGTTTCCAGGAGAAGTTCACGAGGGGTTTGTTTCTACATTTAAGGATATAAAATCCCCAACCGTATTAGGGGCAAAGGGTGCCTCAATGTTTAAGTTAGCAAGGAATGCCTCTTTAGCCATGAGGGTTGCACTTGCTAATGATTTTTATGAAATATGCGAACAGCATGGAATAAAATATAATGAAGTAGCCAATCTTTTAGAAAAAGATATATGGCTGGGCGGAACACATTGGCAAGTTCCAGGACCAGATGGTCAGTTAGGTTTTGGCGGAAATTGTTTTCCAAAAGACTTGACACACATATCTACTTTATGTTATAATAATGACAATCCAATGGCTGTAGCCCTCACACTAAATAAATCTCGGAGAAAAGAATGAGCTTATTAGATAAAATTAAAAAGAACTCTACAATTAAGGAGTCCGGAATACTTTCCGAATCTAAATTTTTTAATACAAAAGATTTGATACAAACACCTGTTCCTGCTTTGAACGTAGCATTGTCAGGCAAATTAGATGGTGGACTAACACCAGGACTTACAGTTTTTGCAGGTCCAAGTAAACATTTTAAAACAGCATTTGCTATGTTACTTGCTAAGTCATATTTAGACAAGTATGATGATGCTGTTATTTTATTTTACGATTCAGAGTTTGGTGCTCCTCAAGGATATTTCGATTCCTTTGGTATTGATACTGATAAAGTTATTCATACACCTATTACAGACATCGAACAATTAAAGCATGATGTTATGTCGCAGTTAAATGGCTTAGAGCGAGGTGACAGAGTTATGATTATTGTTGACTCCGTAGGTAACTTGGCTAGTAAGAAAGAAGTAGATGATGCCTTAGATGGTAAAAGCGTTGCTGATATGACAAGGGCAAAACAAATGAAGTCGTTATTCAGAATGATTACACCACATTTAACAATTAAAGATTTGCCAGCAGTTGTTGTTAATCATACATATCAAGAAATGGGATTGTTTCCTAAAGCTATTGTTTCAGGTGGAACAGGCATTTATTATTCTGCTGATAACATTTTTATTATTGGTAGAAGGCAACAAAAAACAGGTTCAGATGTTTCAGGTTATGACTTTGTAATTAATGTTGAGAAGTCTAGATTTGTTAGAGAGAAAAGTAAAATACCAGTTGAAGTATCTTTTGAAGGTGGTATTAGTAAATGGTCTGGTCTTTTAGATATAGCATTAGAATCGGGTCACGTTGTAAAACCTAGTAATGGCTGGTATCAAGTAGCTGCCGATGGAACAGACAGTAAAAAGTTTAGAACAAAAGAAACATATAGTAAAGAATTCTGGTTACCTGTATTAGCAGATGCCACATTTACAAAATGGGTTGAAGACCACTATCTAATCTCAACAGGCAAAATAATGCAGGAAGAAATTTCAGAGGAAGACATTGCAGAAGCATATGACGATATTGGGTAAATGTGACCGTTGTGATGACAATATCCTTGACAATGATGAGGGTATATGTTTTAATACAATGGAAGGCGAAGTATACCTATGCGAGCCCTGTATAGAAATAATAAGAAAGGAATTTATAGATGAGATTAGAAACACAGATACTGAGCAACCTATTATTTAATGAAGAATATGTTAGAAAGGTTGTTCCTTTTCTAAAACCAGATTATTTTTTAGATGTAGAAGATAGAGAAGTTTATAAAACTATTTCTAACTTTGTTGTAAAATATAATTCCCCTCCTAGTAAGTCTGCCTTACTTATAGCCCTACAAGAAAATAGAAGCATTAGTGAAGATTTATATGGTAAATGTGAAACCTTAATTAACGGACTTATAGAAGATAACGTTAATGAGGAATGGCTTTTAGAGTCTACAGAAAAGTTCTGTAAGGACAAAGCTGTTTACAATGCCATAATGGAATCCATACAAATTATAGATGGTAAAGGTGAAAAGACTCCTGATGCATTACCTAGCATACTTTCAGATGCCCTAAGTATAGGTTTTAATGTTACAGTTGGACATGACTATATAGAAAATGCTGAAGAACGTTTTGACTTTTATCACAGACTAGAAGAAAAAATGCCTTTCGATTTAGAGTTTTTTAATAAAATTACTGAAGGTGGATTATCAAACAAAACATTGAATATAGCACTTGCAGGCACGGGAGTAGGTAAGTCGTTGTTTATGTGTCATATGTCCTCAGGAGCAATTAAACAAGGCAAAAATGTTTTATACATTACATTAGAAATGGCAGAAGAAAGAATTGCAGAAAGAATAGATGCAAATATGATGAACATTGCTATACAGGATTTAAAAGATTTATCTAAGCAGATGTTTGATGAAAGAATTGACAAGATTAAAAAGAAAATAGAAGGTCGTCTTGTAATTAAAGAATATCCTACAGCATCAGCACACGCCGGACATTTTAAAATTCTACTTGATGAATTGAAAATTAAAAGAAACTTTGTTCCTGATATTATTTTTATTGACTATCTAAACATTTGCACAAGTAGTAGATTTAGGCCAGGTAGTTCTGCAAACTCTTATACAATTATTAAAAGTATCGCAGAAGAGCTTAGAGGCTTAGCAGTAGAGTTTGATGTTCCTATTGTTTCTGCTACACAAACAACAAGAAGTGGTTACAATTCTAGTGATGTAGAACTTACAGATACTTCTGAATCGTTTGGTTTGCCTGCAACGGCAGACTTAATGTTTGCTTTGATTAGCACAGAAGAACTAGAACAGATGGGACAAATAATGGTTAAACAATTAAAGAACAGATATTCAGACCCTACAAGAAACAAAAGATTTATGATAGGTGTTGATAGAAGTAAAATGAAATTGTTTGACTTAGACGATTCAGCACAAAAACAAATCCAAGATTCAGGTCAAGGGCAGGGTGAAAACTCTTTCCTTAAAAAACTTGACGATTATTCCAGTATTAAATTAGATTAATTTATAAATATTATACCGATACATTATTTAAGAGAGGTATAATTATGTTAAGCGGACTATTAGGTTCTGCTCTCGGTCTTGGTGGTTCAGTTATTCCAGGAATAATTGACGGATTCAAAGACAAAGCAGACAGAAAATTTGAACTTGAAAAAATAAAATTACAGGCTGAATTAAAGTCTAAAATGTCAGAAACAGAATTCAATATGTTTCAGGCTCAGGCACATGATAAAGAACATGAACGCCTAGTTGAACACGACATTTCAATTAACAAAGGAACTGGTTTTATCGCTGGATTACAGAAATCTGTAAGGCCTGTTATAACCTATTGTTTCTTTGGACTTTTTTGTGCCATTGAAGTATCTCTTTTATCAGAAGCATTATCACAAGGAATGTCTGTTTCAGAATCCCTAAACATTTTATGGGACGAAGATACAAAAGCAATATTTGCTGCCATTATTTCCTTTTGGTTTGGGTCTAGAGCAATAGATAAGAGGAAATCAAAATGAACGACATCGTAGAAAACAAAGCAACTATGGAGTTGGACAAATATACTGACCTCATTATTAAACTAGATGAAGCTAATGATAAAATTAAGGAAATGGAAAAACTTTCCAGAGAATTAAAAATTACAGCTGACCAGGCTAAACCAGAACCAAAATTTACTTTTGGCTCTTTATTTAGAGATAACAACAATATCAATGAAAAAGCTATTATTGGATTTGCATCATTCTTTATGATGGTAGCATTTGGTATTACAGATTTAGTAACCGGGTATTGGGGGCAGGACCTTCCAATATCAGATACAATCTACACTTCATTCGTAGTTGTAACTTTAGGTTCATTTGGAATTGCGGAAGCCGGCAAGGCATTTGGCAAGTAAAGTCCTAGGGGGTATGCTCTGCAGGTCCATTTACCCCCGAGGCATTTAATGCTTGACATTATACATCATTGAGTGTATAATGTTTACATGATTCAACTAAACCACACCTATAGGTTTATAATAGATAACGTTGCTTTTGGAGATATTCCAAAGAAAGAATGTTATAAACTTCTCAAAGATGGCAGATTGTCATCACACTTCCTAGAAAGACAATTAGAAATATGGTTCCCAGAACTTACCTTCGTAGATGGTAGGGGACATGACCATATAGATGAAAGCGGACAAAAGTATGACCAAAAATGTTTCACCAAAGGTGGACTAGGTTTTGCGCCAAGTAAGATGGGTGGAGTCGGTAGAGTTTTTGTTCAAGAAGAGGCACACGAACACGCCAAAGAAATAATCTACATAGCTTGTGATATTACAGAGTTTCCAAACCTACTTGTTAGATTTGAAAGGGGTAGTGACCTATTGGTTAAGTATCCAAGATGTCAAGTTCCGTATAAACATAGACTTGAATTTTTTGAAATAAATGCTTGACTTTTGGTTCCTAAGATGTTAAAATATGGTATTAATTAAACTAAAGGTAAATATATGACTAATCAAAAATTTTTATATGCAGGTGTTTCTACAACACCAACAGGTGTAACCAAAGCTAGATTCGGTAACGATATGGTAGGCAGAGTTAAAAAACTTAAAGACCATACAGACGTTTACTTTACAGCTTTGCCTACTGAAATGACAAGAGCAGAGGCAGCTAGCTTTTTATTAGAGCAAGAAAGATATAGTTCTAATCCTATAGTAAAAGACGCTTTACAAAAAGTTATCTATAGACACGTTCCTAAAAGGGGTATAACCAGTGTCTAAAACATTTAGAATAAATGGCGAGCGCTATGGTGGAGAACTTACAATAGGAAAAGTAAGTCAAGAATTTTATGACCACTTTAAAGACAAAGACCCTCACGATTTAGAAGAAAAAGCGTTTGACTATGATAACGAAATGGGCCCATCTTTCAATGGCGAAGAAGAAGAAGTTTATTGGCACGACATCGATGATATAGAACACTCTAATGGTATATGGATAGACTGTGAACTCAGAGTCCATGAAATAGATGAAAAGGGTGAAGAGATTGACGATACAGAATTTTATGTTGATTTAGATGACTGCACTCATGTTTATAGCAGGGAATGTTATCTAGATACACATGAAGCCGGCACACCAGCAGTTACTTATTTCTCAGCCGAGAAAGGTCATTTTTGGTATGCAGATGTAGAATGTGAGGAGTTTGATAAATCCAAATTAATGTTTGGAAGTGTTGAAACTGACCTTGCGAATTTGGTGGAAACTATTGCTTATGACGGCAAGGAACTTGAATTGAACTATGATGATTATTCATCTACAGGTAAAGGATTTGAGGCAAAATTGGGAATGTATAATCCCCAATGGCATGAGAAATATGATTCCTATGATATTGAAACCGTAATAAAAGAGGAGTATTCTGATGAACTTTGAAGCAAATCATTTAAATATGTCGCTTATTAAAAGTGTTATTCGTATTTTTTCAGCTTTAGCCTTAGCAATGGGTGGATTTGCCCTTGCTGGAATAGGGTTTTTAGTTGCAGAAATATTTGGAATTGTTGAAGAATTAGTTGACAACCAGGAATAGTTGTCTTATACTGTAAGTTATTAGAGAGGTAATTTATGAAACCGTGGATTATAATTAAAAAATTAGAATCAGACAATAGTCGTTTATTTAAAGAAAAGATTATTGGCGAACACCTAGATAATGAGGAATTTATTTTAGGTTGTAGAGAAGCACTTGACCCTATGATTACATTTGGAGTTAAGGATATTCCTATTTCCAAAAGTGAGGGCCCTGGTCTAAGTTGGATTGATTTTGAACGTTTACTTTGTGATTTACAAAATCGAGAAGTTACAGGTAACGCTGCCAAAGAAGCCATTATTAATTGTATGAATAAATCTACTACACTACAATGGAACGATTGGTATAGACGTATTCTTATTAAGGACTTACGTTGTGGTGTTTCAGAAAAAACAATTAACAAGATGGCTAAAGAGGCAGGTAAGGAACCTATTATTCCTATGTTTACTTGCATGCTTGCACATGACGGCACAAAAAACGAAAAGAAAATGGTAGGTGACGTTATTGTTGAATACAAATATGATGGTGTAAGAGTTATTGCTATTGTTAAAAATGGCAGTGCTACACTTTACAGTAGAAACGGCAAACTACTTACAAACTTTCCACATATTGAAAAGGCTCTAAGTAGGGATGCTTTTGAAGGATATGTATTTGACGGCGAAGTTATGTCCGATGATTTTCAAACTCTAATGAAACAAGTTCATAGGAAGTCTGATGTAAATACTGAGGATGCTTACTTAGCTGTTTTTGACGTTCTTAAATTAGAGGAGTTTAGAGCAGGTAAAGGCACTAAAACTTTATTACAAAGAAGAGAACAACTAAGGGCACCTAGTTTAAATCAACTTCCTATAATGACTGTAGGATATGAGAGAATGAATTTAGATACACCTGAAGGACAAGCAAAATTTTCAGATATGAATAAAGAGGCTTTGGAAAGAGGCTATGAAGGATTAATGGTCAAGCCAGTTGATTCAATTTATGAATGTAAACGAAGTTATTCTTGGTTAAAAATTAAACCTTTTATTGAAGTAACTCTTACAGTAACAGAAGTCGAAGAAGGCACAGGCAGAAACGAGGGTAGACTCGGCGCACTAATTTGTGAAGGCACAGATGATGGACAGTTTATCAAAGTAAATGTTGGTAGTGGACTTAGCGACACCGACAGAGATGTATTCTGGGATGCTAAGGATAAAGTAATAGGACAGTTGGTTGAAGTAAGAGCAGATGCAATTACACAAAACCAAGATGGTTCCTACAGTTTAAGATTTCCTCGTTTTAAAACATTTAGAGGATTTGAAGTTGGAGAAAAACTATAATGTATTGCACAGAAATAAATGAAGTTAATGGCGGTAAACAATATGTTTACAAATTTCCAAATGGTTATGGTGCTTCAGTAGTAAAACATGATTTTTCATACGGCGGTAAGGATGGCCTATGGGAGTTAGCAGTTTTAAAAGAAGGGGAACTTTGTTATGATACCCCAATTACTGATGATGTTTTGGGAAATCTAACTACAGGTGAAGTAAACGAAACTTTGGAACTAATACAGGATATACCAAAGCCACGCTAAAAAGTTTTTTCTGCATATAAATAATAGAAAATTATGGAGAAATGTGATGCCAATAAAATTTAAACCTTCCCAAGATATAAGAGACAAAAACTCAGGTAAAGTAAAACAAACTCATTTTTATATAAAGTCAACACCTAAAGAAGAATTGATAGAATATATTAATTCGTCTAATGGCAAACCAAAAATAAAAATGAAATGTAGAAACGAACTAACAAGACGTGGAGTCCAAATAGTTTGGAAAACGGTTAGCCCAACCGGTATTTGATGAGACAAAAAACTTACTTAGAAATCTGGCCCGTTTTAGATTGTAATCTAAAATGTAAAAACTGTTCTATGGCAAGTCCGTATTTCAAAAGTAAACATGCTATTAATCTAGAACAATTTAAAAAAGATTGTGATAGAATGAAAGACTTATTTAAACTAGATGTGGTTAGAATAAGTGGAGGTGAACCTACAACACACCCTGATATTATAGAAATTATGAAATATCCAAAGGAGTGTGGTCTTGTTTACAAAACAAATCTTATTACAAACTGTCTTAACTTAGTTAGCCAACCAGATGAATTCTGGGAAGCATTAGACATTTTAAATATTAGTGTTTATCAAAATACAAACATTAACTACGATAAAGTGTTTAGAAAGATAGAGGAAAAGTTAAAACAATATCCACATTTAAAATGTAATGATATTACAGACCCTGAGGTATACAATAAGTTTAGGGGGTATGAAAAAGATGTTAAGTCCAAAGGTATGGAAGTAAACATAGAACAAGGTTACTTCAAAAAAATGTGGGCAACTGAAAAATGGTCAGACGAAAAGGCAAACGAAATATTTTCAAGTTGCTGGATGAAGGATAGCACCTGGGGATTTCACGATGGACATTTTTATAGGTGTCCAATAACATTAATGAAGGACAAACTATACGAACAAGAATCATGTAGTAGGTTTAACTTTGATGCTGATAGAATAAATATACACGACGCTGATGCAGAGGAACAATTAACTAAACTGTTGGAACAAACTACAGCATTGGAAGCGTGTAAAACGTGTTATGGCTTTAACACAGGTGTTGATGAACCTCACGAACAAATGGACAAAAATAAAATATTAATTAAAGATATCTTATATGCCTAAGCGACCATTATAAATATTATAAATAGAGTAACTATGCCACTATATACATTTGAAAACATTGAAACAGGAGAAGTTTTTGATAAACTGATAAAACTTGCCGAACGTGAACAATTTTTGAAGGACAACCCAAATCTAAAACAGCAGATATCTGCACCGAGTTTAATAGGTGGCACAGGTGATAGGACTAAGGCACCTGCAGGGTTTAAAGATGTATTACAAAAGATTGCTGATAAGGCACCTGGTTCTAAACTAGCGCAGGATTATGGGCGCAAAGACCCTACAACGGTTAGAACTAGAACGGCGATAGAAAAAACAAAGAAGCGCCTTGGAATGGAAGACTAATGATTTTAGAAGCTCTGGGATGGGCTTTCTT